GGAGAAAGAGAGTAAGCCATCACTTATTTATAGGTCACTAATGTCAACGCCAGAATCTATAGCGCAAAGACGAATTAGAGAGACTAGAGAAGGCACTCTTGTTTCTCAAGCCCAACTTAATATGTTACAGGAAGTTACTGTAACAGGCACTCGAAATGCCCTAGAACTAGAGGAAGTCGTAGTTACTGGTAGAAGAACTGAAGTTGGACCGACAACATTTGGCAAATCCTCTTTGGGTATTTTAAAATTCCCAGAAAGTTTAGAAGCTGACGGCTCACCATATGTTTTATTTAAGATTTTTGAAACTGTGACTGGACCAGTTCAAGCAACTGATCGCACAACACAATCGATTCGCACTGGTGCTGAAACATTGGCAACTACTGCTCAATCTGTGATTGATGCTGTTCCAGGAGGAGAAGCAGCCGCTGGTGCTATTGCAGGTGCTGCGGCAATTGGTGGCGTGACTGGTGCTGCAATTGGATTAGGAGCAACAACTCAAGCTGGGCAAGATTTAGTTAATAACGCTGGAGTAGCATTACTTGGAGTTGATAACATTATCTCTCGATCAAAAGAGCTTGTCAAAAACTTCAGCTTAAAACGAAATGTTGAGCAACTTCGTCTTGGTATTGCGTTATTCATGCCAGACGGAATCAATACAAGTTATGATAATGAATATGAAGCATTATCTGTGACAGGAACACTTGGCGCAGTTGGATTCGGTGCACAGGCACTCGCTTCGAAAGGCGGTTCAGTAGATGAGACAAATGCATTTATCGCGGAAGCAGCTTCGAGTATTTTAGGTCGTATAGCAGGAAACGAAGATTTAACTAAATTAGGTGTATTTGCAACGACAGGTCGAGTAATCAACCCACAACTTGAAATGCTATACACCTCTCCAGTTCTTCGAAAGTTTACATTCGACTTTAGAATGATTCCTAGAAATGCAAGAGAATCCGAAGCAATTGCAGCAATCATCAAGAATCTTAAATTTTTCGCTTCTCCAACTATTCCAGATAATTCTACAGGGCGTTATTTTATTCCTCCAGCGCAATTTGAAATTGAATTTTATGATGGGAAAAATAACTTAAATGACTTTTTATTTAAAACCAAGAAATGCGTGTTGTCAGGAATCAACGTTGATTACTCGCCAAATGGATTTTCCACTTTTAAAAATGGCGCTCCAGTGGAAACAAGGTTGCAACTCACATTCCAAGAAACTGTTATTATTGACAGAGCGGCTGTTGTTGAGGGTTACTGATGTATTTTAGAGAATTTCCTAAAACATTATATTCTTTTGATTTAAAGAACGATAGTCCAACTGTCATTGCAAACATCTTTTCACGTTTTAAGATTCGCAGTAACGTATTGAACAATACAGTAGCATTCTACAAATACCAATTACAAGAAGGTGATACACCTGAAATTGTAGCATACCAACAATATGGCGATGCTTCATATCATTGGATCGTATGTATGGTAAATGATCTAATTGACCCGCATTTTGATTTTCCTTTAACAACTGATGCACTAGAACGAAAAATCATTAAGCAGTATGGGTATACCAATATTGCAAATGCATACTCAGAAATTCATCATTACGAACTTGAACAAGAAAAGACATATGCAGAAGTTAACGGTCCAACAACTACTACAACTGAAAATCATATTGTCACATTAAATCAATATGATTACACTTCAAATACTCTGATTCTACAAAACTTAAATACTCCAACGACCGAGACGTATCCATTTAGATCCAATAATGCAGATCCAAATACTGCAATTACATCGACTGTTACAATTAAATCAACGTATAAAGCAGTGTATGTGTACAATCATGAAACTGAATTAAACGAACAAAAACGAGAAATTAAATTGCTCAAACAGCAATATGTGCAACCTTTAATTAATGAACTTGGAACTGTGTTGAATGGCTGATATTAATAATAACACATCTACTCGAGATGTGATCATACATGAACTGTCGATCATCAACTCTCTTGGTGAAATTAAAGACATAACAAGTTTGTTTAACGTCATAAACATATATGAAGATGTGTTTATGCCTGTTGTGAGCGGATCAATTCAATTGATTGATGGCGTTGACTTGTTTTCTAGTATGGGATTGCATGGCAACGAGTATCTCTATATTTCTTTTAGTCGTCCAGGACAAAGTGCCTCTGATCAAAAATACAAAAGAACATTTCGAATCTATAAAGCAACAGAAAGAAAACCTGCAGGCAAAACTCAAGCGCAATCGTACGTGCTACACTTTTGTTCTGAAGAATTATTGTTTTCGAATCAACTAACCTTGTCAAGAAAACTTACGGGCAAAAATTCAAGAGACTATGCAGTAAACATTTGCATATACGACCTTAAAGTCAATAGAAAAAAACTAAACGTCAACAACTTTGAGAATTCATTTGGCTCAACAAACTTTATGCTTACCAGATATAAACCGCTGGAAGCACTTGAGTATCTTGCATCTCAATCTTATAATGAAAACGAATCCACGTTTATGTTCTTTGAGAATAAGGATGGATTCAATTTTATTTCTCTTGAAGGTTTGTTTAAACGTGAAGTCATAACAAAACTAAACTTCAACACCGCTAAATTAACACAAGAGCAAAGCACTGCTCCATTTGCAAATGCGAATGATATTAATGACTTCCGCTTCAATACCAGCTTTGATGTGTTATCAAACACAAAAAATTCTGCATACAATGGTAGACTATTCACACTCGATTTAATTACGCAAAAATATAAAAAGAGCGATTACTCTTTGGTTAATTCATTTAACAAAAGAATAATGATGGATGGATTCTTTCCTCTGAACAACGCAAAGAATAGAAACGAGAAAGCAATCTATGAAGAATATGAGACTCAGATAGATTATTGGCTCACAAATAAAGGGCAGACAAACAATCCGTACTTTATTTCAAAGGGATTTAAAATTGTGGAGACTGGAGTTGAAAAGACACTAATGCAAAGAAGAGTCCAGTTAAATCTTCTGCGCAGCACAGAATTGAATTGTATCGTTCCAGGCAATCCGTTTTACTCAGCTGGCTATCTCGTTGAATTTGATATGCCAGCCTTCACGCCTAGCACAGAGGGTGAGCGAACAATTGATCCATATCATTCTGGTAAATATCTAATCACTGCAGTTCGTCATACAATCACACCTTCTGATGGCTTACAAACAGTATTGACATTGTGTAAAAACTCTATTGCTGCGCCATTTGATTTGGCTACAGAAAGAGAAGAATTTAGAAAAGCGAGAAATTTCTAATGGATCATAATTTTTTAGGATTAGGAAATTTTGTTTGGTGGTTTGGGATCGTAGAAAACAGATTAGATCCACTTGAACTTGGTCGTTGCCAGGTTCGTTGTTTTGGTTGGCACACAGAAGATATCAATCAAATTCCAATTCCTGATCTTCCATGGGCGCATCCAATTATACCATATGGCATGAAAGCAGTGCAACCTCCACCAGAGGGAACAATGGTATTTGGATTTTTCGCAGATGGTAAGGAAGGACAATATCCAATCATCATGGGAACTGTTCCAGGTATTCCCGAAGAGTTGCGCGATAACAATCTTGGATTCACAGATCCGTATACAGAAGATGAAAAAGCGGCGCAAGGATTCCCGAAAAAGATTAAAGAAGCATCGATCAAACGCGATGGTCGTGGCATTCAAATCAAAGAAGATGTTGCAAAACGAAATCCATCAAACTTAAATGAGCCAACAGTCTCTAGACTTGCTCGACCAGTTCGTGGCGAACAAGATGGAGTGTATGATGGTATTGACTCTGCTTCTATCGCAAATACAACAATTGACATTCAACGTAAAACAAGAATTCCAAACATCATCACGGCAGACGGTGGAAGAACATGGGATGAACCATATCCATCTTACAATGCCATGTATCCATTTAATAATGTGACCGAAACTGAATCTGGTCATGCTTTTGAAATGGACGATACAAAGGGATATGAGAGAGTTCAATTGTCTCACAGAACTGGTTCAACTCTAGAGTTTTTACCAGAAGGGCATACGAAAATCAAATCACAAAAAAGTCGTTACGATGTAACGATGGGCGACCACAGAAGTTACGTCAATGGTCAGAAAGTAGAAACAGTCGATTCAGATATGTTTCTTCGTGTGAATGGTAAACTTCGAATTGAATGTGCTGATCTTGAAATCATATCAGCAGATAAAATTCAAATGTCTTCATCAAGCGATACAAATGTTAGAGCAGGCAGAGCAATGAATCTTGGTGCTCTGCAAACTTTCTTGAGTGGACTTGATGTGAATATTTCCGCAACAAATATGGCAAAGATGTATGGTGGTTTCCAGAGCGTTGTGAAGAGTTCTGGTGTTGCTTCAATGGGTGGCTCTTTGACTCACGTCTCTGGTGGTGTTCTAGAACTTATCACTCAATTGCTTCTCACTTCAGGTATTCAAGATCTAAATTCAAATATACCTGCAGTCGGAAAGGTTGGTCCAACTGCTGATTTCGCAAAAGCCCCAGATATGAAGGGCGCAGCTGAATTGACTCGAGTTCAGGCTGCAGCGCAAGTTCCAAAAACCGATATCTTCTCTAAATTGCAAGAAGAACGAGAGAAGGAAGCCTCTGTCAATAGCGCAACTGTTGTTGAAGGCACTAAAGTTACACTACCTTCAACAACTGGAGCAAACGTCAGCGCGATTATTGATGCAAATAATACGGTTAAAGTTGATGTCACAATTCCAACTAATGAATTAGAAGTTACTGCCCAAGAACCTGTGATCATAACAGGATTCGAAGAAAGTTCATCTCAAAGAGAACCAGAACCAGACTCAAGTGGATTTAAGGGTGCTGATGACACCTCTGGATTCTGAGGATAAATACACTCTATATGTGCATTAAACGAAAAGATATTAACGAGTACAATTTGATCATGAGTAAAATGAGCAAGCACGAACACTTATCAAATTCAGATAAAGAATTCATGCTCGAGCATGGACTTAAGCAAAAGTACGATTCATATGTTCTTTTATTAGATTTAAAAGAACGCTTTTATGGGAGTAATGTGTCTTCCTAGGTAAAATTATAGGCAAAATTATTAAAATAATTCTCTGTTTGATCGGAGGATTACCGCTTCTTCAGACCTTGGCAATCATGTTTACAGGGAAGCCCATTCCATTTGCAAAATTGAAGGGCATGTTTGCAGATACTGCGCTTGGTCAATTCTTAAGTGGGATCAAAAAAGATATAACAAAAGGCATCGATGCAGTAAAAAACTTCTTTGCGCAGAATTTTATTAATCCATTAAAGAATGCGCTCAATAGCGAAAACTTTATATCATCTCCTCTTAATGATCTAAATCAAGAGTTAGAATTTCTTACGGCAAATAATTATGCGGGAATGCAGGCTGCATTACCATTATTATTCTCAAACACAACACCATCAGTTGTAACAGCTCGAAATGAATTGTTAAGTCGACTTGGTCAAGTAAAAGAACTAAACACCTCATCAAACTTTAAAATTGGACCATTTACGATTGGTGAACTCAATTCAATGGCTGATGAGGCGGATTCTCTTGCTAGAACACTACAAGAGATGGAACAACACACAGATAATCTTTCTGGTTTAGGTGGCGCTCAAGTAAAGTTTAGGCTTGAGAGAATTACTGGAAATTTGATTCTACAAAATACTAGTGTCCACATTGTATCGTCAAACGTTGTGTATGCAAATTTGAGTCAACGTGTTTATCCAGTTGTAAATATTGGCGATACCATTGTTATCGATACGCAAGAAAGAGTTGTCATTGATAAAAAATTCACGCCAACTTTCGATGGCACAGTAAGTATCAATACATCAGCAAATAGTTATAAACTCACTACAACTTCCATTGCAACACTAAATCTCGCAAGTTGTAATCTTTCTGTGAATGGTGGTATTGGAGTTCTAGAGACAGGCAATCTTGTCCTTGCGAAGGATATGTTTATTTCAGTGAATGGTGAAGTTCGTCAGGTGAATACAATTAATAGTCTTGGAGACTACTTAACTGTCTATGCGCCATTTGATAATTCAGTTACAGGTTCGCTTCTCCTTAAAGAAACTTCCTTTAATGTAAACTCAGCATTTACAACCACAAATGAGGAGTTGATTAGAGTTAAGACCTCATTTGTAGCAAATTCTACTTGTTTAGATAATGTGATCACTGGGCAAGGAACAACATTCACTTCACAACTTCAACCAAATAACAAGATAATCTATGATAGCAAAGAATATATTGTCAAATCAGTAACAAATACTACAATTGAAGTTGAAGACGATTGGTTAAGATACACAGTAAACTTTCCAATATTTAAGGTTGTTGAGGAAGTTCCATTTCTTGATTTGACTGAAGACTTGGTTGATCCAGATGGAATCTTGACAGCATTCACTCTTCCTGGGCAAATAATGGGTGATGAGAACGTTCTTGTGGGTCTAACCACGAAAGTTCGAAGAGCAAATGGAATTTACCAATCTGTAAGTGCATCAAAACCAACAGATGCAGCACAGGCTCTATTCCAAAAAGAGTTGATGCGCCGAACTAAAGAAATATTAACTCAAATGAAGTATGATTTGCGTAATGATGCAATTCGAGGATTAGCATCAACAACACTTGTTCAACGAATTAATGAAACAGAAACGCGAATCTTAAACATTAAAAATGATATAAAAAATGTTGTTGAACAAGATATCGCTGTGCTAAATCAAGTTAAAGGCATCGTGAAGGGAATGATTAAGTTGTTCTCTATGTCTTGTTCTAAGAAAAAACGAAAAGACGAAGGTCGCAAAACAGACTCAGATGATTATCTAGATTTGATTCTGCAGCCAAATCCAGACAGACAGGGTTGTAGTGCTACAGGAAGCGATTTCATCGACATTCTTGACGACTTCGATAAAGAATATAACGATCCAGATGTTTCATCGAACAATACTCCAACAGTAGATACCACAATTCCAACCACTGATCTATTCGATGGATTGGATGGTATTACTGGTCCATTCCCACGACAGCCAATTGGTCCAGCTGGTGGAGATAATACTGGTGGTGACGTTGATGATCAAGATCCAGATGTGAATGTTCCAGAAGATCCATGTGCAAAACCTTGCTAAATATAAAAAAATAGTAGGTTGCAAATGCCTTTAGAAGTAAGAACATATAAAGATTTAGATTTAAATTTCAGAGCGCATCCAGTAACAAAGGACGTCGTGAAGCGCACAGGAAATGCAGCGATCATCGGCGCACTGAGAAATCTAATTCTCACAAATCTGTATGAAAAACCATTTCAACCGACGTTTGGTTCTCGAATTCGCGGTCTGCTCTTCGAAGATGTCTCGTTCATTACTGCGAACATGCTTCAATCGGAGATTCAAACTGTAATTACTAACTTCGAACCTCGTGTTGGCATTGATGCAATTCGAGTTGAAGCACAACCAGAAGAAAATCGTTATGCGGTGACTCTTAGATTTTATATTAATAACCTAGAAGACCCTGTAACAATAAATCTATTTCTCGAGAAGGTTCGCTGATGGCTAATGTTGACCAAAAATTAACGATTTCTGAACTAGATTTCAATGATATCAAGACAAATTTAAAGAATTTTCTTCGCGATCAACAAGAATTTAGTGATTTTGACTTCGAAGCAGCTGGAATCAACGTAATTCTAGACATTTTAGCGTATAATACGCACTATATGGCGTTTTATAACAACATGATCGCGAATGAAATGTTCTTGGATACAGCTCTTTTGCGCGATTCAGTCGTTTCACACGCAAAAATGTTGGGTTACACCCCAGTTTCCGCAACTTCAGCGCGTGCACAGGTCAATTTACAGATTATTCGCCCTCAAGGGAACACACAAGCAACGCTAACCTTACCAAAATACACACGCTTTCAGTCAGAAGCAATTGATTCAACGTCATATACCTTTGTAAATCGCGGCGCAGCTGTTGCAAACTATGATCCTACTTGTAATCGATTCTGTTTCGATAATCTTTACATCTATCAAGGTCAGCCACTCACATATACATTCACATATGACTCAACATCAAACCCAGAACAAGCGTTTGAACTGCCAGATGTTGGAGTTGACACGGCTTCTCTTGAAGTTATCGTACAAGAATCTGCAACAAGCCTACGTTCTGAAAAGTATATTTTCGCTCCAAGAGCAACTTCAACTTCAAACACATCGGCTGTATTCTTTTTAGATGAAGTTCGTGGCGGAAAATACAAGGTTTATTTTGGCGATGGAGTCATCGGCAAGTCACTCACAAACGGCAACGTTGTGATTGTGAATTATCTTAAGACCGAAGGGGCTGCAGCAAACAAAGCAAACGCATTCACACTAGTCCAGCCTGTTGGTGGATTCACAAACGCAATCGTATACCCTCTAGTCGCTGCTGCTGGTGGATCTTCTGTTGAATCTTCAGAAAGAGTTCGTTATGCAGCAACAAAAGCGTTCACCTCTAATAACAGAGGGGTCACAAAAGACGATATTATTGCTCTGATCAATCAAAACTATCCATATTTCGAAGCTGTAAACGTTTGGGGTGGTGAAGAAAACGTTCCACCAGTTTATGGCAAGGTTTATATCGCAGCAAAACCGAGCAACGGATATGAAATAACAGAATCTGAAAAACTAACTGTTATCAATGAGATTATCAAGCCTGTATCAGTTGTAACAGTTATTCCTGAGTTTGTCGACGTTGATTACAACTACTTAAATATTTTTGCAGAAGTGTTTTACGATCCAACGAAAACAAATTTATCTCAAGACGGAATTTCTGCTGTAATCAGAAATGCAATTATCTCTTACAAGAACGACGATTTAGATAATTTCAACAGCCGCTTTAAGTTATCAAAACTTCTCCGATATATCGACGATTCGAATATATCAATTGCATATTCTGATGCAATTGCGACTATTGAAAAGAGATTAGTCCCTCAAGTCGGTGCTTCTAGAAATTATACTTTAAATTTCGGAGTATCCTTGTCAAGAGAGGATACCAAGTATCGCATTTATTCGACACCTGCGTTTACAAAATATGATTCAGAAGGTGCACTTCGTAAGTGTTTCTTCGAAGAAACACCAGGTACATCTTCTGGTATTGAGGCAATTGAAATTATTGCAGCACCAACATCATATCTTTCTCCACCAACAATATCAATCGTTGGCGACGGGTTTGGTGCAAATGCATATCCAATCGTTGTGAACGGAAAGATTACTGAAGTCGTAATTGATAATCCAGGTGTGAACTACACCACAGCCACTGTGACAATGTACTATCAAGATGAATTTGATGGCACAGCTAATTTTAACGTTATTCTTCAGGGACGTTATGGTGTTCTCCGTAGTTTCTTCTTCGACGACAACAATGTAAAGACTGTTCTAAATCCAGAAGCTGGCACTATCGATTATAAAGAAGGCAAAATAACTCTAACGCAGTTTGATCCATTTGCAATTGAAGATCCATTGAAGATTCTTCGAATCGTTGCCAAGCCAGATACAAATAGTTTTGAATCTGCTCGAAGCAGAATCATTACAATTGATGAGGAAGATGTTTCTTCAATAACTGTTAACGCCAAGACTATTGATTGATGTTTGCAAATAATTACATATCAACAATCGTAGAAAGTCAGTTACCTGACTTCATTGTAGCAGATCACCCAAAATTCGTAACGCTTTTGAAGAAGTATTACGAGTACATGGAACAAAACAATAAGACTCTTGATGTCGGTAAGAAACTCTATGATTTCATGGACATCGACACCACACGAGACGATTTGGTAAAGTACATCAAGTCGAAGTTTGTTCCAAATTTTCCAGACATTACTGAACTTTCTGCTGAGAAGATTGTTAAAGCATCTAGAGAGTTTTATTCTATAAAAGGAACTCCAGATTCTTTCAAATTTTTATTCAGAGTTCTATATAATCAAGAAATCGATATCTACTTCCCAAAGCAAGATGTTCTTCGAGCCTCTGATGGTAAGTGGAAACTGCCGCAAGCGTTACGATTGGCATTTAATGATACGCTAACTCTTGTTGAACCAGGAAACGTAAATGTTTTTGCTGTTTCAGCCAACACAGTAACGGCAAATGGATTTAATTTAGTTTCTGCTGGAATTACTTCAAATTCGTTCATTCAAATTGGAACAGAAAAACGCCTTGTTCAAAATGTGAATGCGCAAGGACTATCTCTTACGGTTTCTATTCCGTTCTCAAATGTGTATAATACTGCACTTGAAACATACGAAACACAAACGTTTGATTCCGAAAAATTATATAAAGTTACACCAAGCGAATACTCTGGATTTGATATCAATCGTCTCGAAAGACGTCGTGGCGTTGGTGAAGATTCACGAACATCATTTATTATCGAAAGCGCAACACGATCTATTGATAAAGAAACAGGAAGAGAAATAATCGAGTTGTATGTTTCAAATGTCACTCGCATATTTGAGGCTGGTGAATATGTTTTAATTGATTACGTTGATGAGAATGGTGACACTCAGACGTTTAGATCTAAAATTATTTCTCTAATATCAAATGTCAGATTA